AATTTAAATTAGTATATTTTTTGTTAAAAGATTCAGTTAAGATTTTAAAAGTAAGTAATCTTAAATCTTTTTCTTGTTTTTTATAATCTTCTACTAATTTATCTTCTTTTACTTTTAATGTAGTACTGGTACTTGAAATATGTTCTACTAAAGTAAGTTTTGAATCAAATACATCCTTTACATCAGTAACATTTATTGCCTTTGCTTCGAACAATTTATGAATAGATGCTAATATTTTGTAATTAGTAACAGGAGATGACATGAAGTTATCAATATCTAATGTTTCCTTAATTGATTTAACAAGGTTATACTTTTCTCTTTTAAGTTTACTATAATCTAATCGTGTGTGTGCTTCTAATATTGCATCTATATACTTCTCAGCTTTTGTCTCTGAATTGTATTTTTCATTAATTAGTAAATTAAATAGTCTTAATTCTTTTGCAAGTTCAGTCTTTCCTGCAAAGAATTCTTTAATGATTTCCTTCGATTTCTCTTCAGAGCCATTCAACACCTCAAGTGTTATTTGCTTTGTAAGTAGTTCGAATAAAAACCCAGTGTTTTTAAATTTAGAGTGTCTTATTTTTTTCATTTCAAATTTTTCCAATTATGATATGGTCAATTTATACTATTATAAATATAAAAATATAAATTATAAATTAATTTTCCGTATCTTCAAGGATATTATCCTCATTTAACATATCAGTATCTTCGTTTAAATACTTTCTTTTTGATGATATTCCGTTAATGTAACCCAACGCTCTATCTTCAGAGGTTCTAGACCTTTTCGAGGTTCTTTCTTTATCACCAAGCGGGTCTCTTCCTAATGGATGTTTATCTTTTTTATAAGTACCACCTTCTCGTGGTCTCCCACCTTTATTCTTAATCTCTTGTTTTATTTTTTCAATTGATTCTTCGATATCATCTGGTTCTTCTTCTTGTTTAGCTGGATCTGAACCTTCATCTTCAATAGAACGGAATCTGAATCTATCTGCCAAATCATCTAACATACGAACTCTCTGTACATCTTGTTCACCACCACTTAATTTGAATATATTCTCATATACCCATTCCTTGGATAACATATTCAATCCTTGTATATCTTGAGCCAACCTTACCTTCTCACTCCACAAATTTACTTTTTCTTGTTCGTATATTGTAGATGGATTAACTAATGATAGATTAAAGTTAGTCATTTCGGAATCTTGAATTCCTTGTGAATATAAGTGAACTATTGCAATTTTAGATAATTCTGAAACTACTGTTCTCTGTATTCTTTCGATTGTTCTGGCGAATCTAACATCTTCGGCTGCTAATGTTGCTTTACCATTAACATTTTCTTCATATCCTAAATATGCTCTTGGAACTTTCAATGCCGCAAACATTTTGTTTTTTAAGTAATCTATATCTTCAATAGATGCATATTCCATACCTGCAAGATTATCAATACTTGTTCCACTATCACCACCACGAACAGGAAGATAGAAATCTTCTGTTAGATTTTGCATATTATACTTCAAGTTATAATCACCTGTGTTTCTATCAACAAAAGGAACTTTCTTCATCTTGTTCATAATTCTTTGCATGTAGTTATCAACTTCGGTTGGAGGAATGTTACCAATATCGATTTTGAAAACTCTCTTTTCAGGTGCTCTCATGATTCTGTGAATCAACATTGCATCTTCCATAAGAGATAATTGTTTCCACAATCTCCTAGCATTTTCAATCATTGATTTACCATATGGTAACCAGTTTGTATCTGCTAATAATCTAAAATGTGCAATTTCAAAGTTTTCATACTCTTCTTTACCATTCGGGTCTTCAGTTATTTTAAACTTAACTGAGTTTGGATTGGTTGGGTCTGTTCTTTCTAATCGTTCTGTATTGTAAACAGAGTGAGGAGTAACGTTTACGATACCCTTTCCTTCTGCAACTTCTAAACCTAAGAAGAAATCACCATACTTACACATATTTCTTACCCATGGCCATAAGTTGAATTCAACATTAAGGATATCATAGAATAAGTTATCAAGTATATCTTTTACTTTTTCATTATCCGAGTGAACCATTAAAGTATCACCGAATTCGTTTTTTAATGTAGACTCATCTGCATAGATATCTAATGCCGAAGCTAATATCGGGTCATTATCCATTGCATCGTAGTCTCTAAAAACTTCTCTACGAACTTGTTGGTATGCCATTGATTGTGCACCACCTGCTTGTTCAAAGAAAGATTTTTGTATCTTCGTGTACCTATCTCTTAAAGAAGATAGATTTGTTTGTTGTCTTTCATCGCCATCAAAAACTTTTCTCCTACCTTTATCGTCAACCGTTACGATTGCCTTGGTACGAAAGAGTTTTGTTAAACGTCCGAAAAATGAAGTATCTGCCATTTGTATTTATTTTTTAATTTATAACCTTTATTATTACCATTTTCTACAAGACCAGTATCTTGCTTTGTGTTTTGGTCCTGGTGAATCACAGTTGTGTCTTGCTCTGAAAGCTTTTCTTGCATCTGGATTATTCTTTCTAATCGACATTGTTTTTTCTCCCGATTTCTTTGCGGAACTACCACCATGTCCAAAGTTCACCTTTACTACATTACCTTTGGGGTTATTAACATATACTTTAAACTTTTTAACATCACCTTGCATTGGTTTACCCAACTTTACAGTCCTACCTTGATATTCGGCTTCGTTTATGTCAGATTTATATTCTTTCATAAATTTAGTAAATTCCTGTATATCTTGATAGTTCTCTACTGTGTATTCCTCACAGTATTCTTGACTTTCTACTAATAAATTATATAATGATATCATACTTATTTCGTTCTATACTATAAATATAGATTTATTTAATTAACCATGTTAGGTCTTCATTTTGATCACCTACCTTCATTTTCCATGGATTTTCATCCATAGAATCGTTTCCTCCAAATCCACTAGCCATTCCATCAGTAGATTGTCCTATCCCACCCAATGCTTGTTTAGTTAAATCCACTCCCTCTTGTCTTAATCGAAGTGCAGTATCTCTAACCCACAATCCAATTGATAATGACATTGTTAAATCATCATTATATCCTCTCATTGCTTCTGCTCTATTACCATTCCATATGAATGTGAATAATTCATCTATCAATCTAGTAGAACGTATAGTTACTGATTTTTCTCTGATGTATTGTTCCAATTTGGAAATAATTAAAGGTCTAGTTTTAGATGTTGTAGAAAAACCAGGCACCATTCCACGTTCTTCTGCTCTATATTTATTATGTAATTGATTTTCTACATCTACATATTTTAAATCCTTACTCATATAGAATAAGTTCTGATATCCTCTATCAATTACTTGTTGAATTACTGCCCAACCAATGTTTGCGTTTTCAATTACTAATAATGCTTGATTATATTCGGTTGCAAGTGATACTAAGAAGTTTCCGAAATCTTTTGTATCCAACTTACCTTTGTATTCAGCAACTTGTGTTGATGATTCAATATCAATAACATGACATGCTGAGAAATCTCCTCCATCACCACGGGCAACATCGGCAACTACCATATAAGATTTCTGATAGTTTGGATATTCCCACTTCCACAAGTTTCCATCAAATCCAGTCTTTTCAATTGGTTCTTGGCAATATGTTTCTTTGTAGAACATTAAAAGTTGGGGGTCTATTACAGTATCACCAGAACTTACAAAATCACAATCACATTCTTGTGCTGCTCCTTTTGGTCCTAATAGAACCTCTTGCTCATCTCTCCAAGTTTGGTCTCTTTCAGGGTGAACAGTCCAATGTAAACGAATTGTGTTAAATGTATTTGTTTCATCTTCTCCACCTACCCAAGTTTTATGGAAAAAGTTTCCAACTCCATTTGGAGTAGAAAGAATAATTGCATTACCACCGGTAGATAGTGTAGATTGTGCAGATACCCATATATCTTCAATTTTATCAATAAACGCAGCTTCATCAAATACCAATAGTGATAGTGCTTCAGAACGTCCTGCATCACCAGCAGCTGAAGTTGCTTTAATCTGTGAACCATTTGAGTATCTTAAAGATAGTTTGTTATCCTCTACTGTTGTTTGTTTTAACCATGATGGTAAGTATTGATTCATTACTCGAACCTTCGTTACAAGGTTCTTTGCAACCTCTTGTTTGGTTGCAATTACTAATACATTAAAATCTTGGTTGAATAACATCTTCCAAAGTGAAAATCCAGCAGTTAAGGTTGAGATACCCGTCTGTCGAGATTTAAGAATGATGTTGTATCTATGTTCTCCGAATTGGTCTAATGTTCTTTCTTGGAAAGGATATAAATGAAAAGGTATCTTACCACGTACAGGATGTTGAATCATACAATACTTCTTCATGAAGTATATAGGGTCTGATGCACATTTCTGATATTCAA